GTTTTAATTCTTTTAATCGTTTACTTATAGTACACTTATTTGCTCCTAATCGTTCAGCAATTTGACAAGATTTTAATCCTTGGTTCCATAATTCTAATATATCTTTATCAGAGTATACTAGCGCGCCATCTCCTCCCAAAGTCATATTATATCCATATCCTTCTTTAAAATGACTATTAATAGTTTTAATCCAATATTGTTCTCGTTCACTTAATATATCATTTGGGCATTGTTCTAATTCTTCTATTTTAAAATTTTCTATACCATATTTTCGCATAGCCTGATGTATTAAATAACTAGAATGTTTAGTAAAAGCTTCATAAACATGGTCTCTCCACCTTTCTTGAATGGAACTTACTGTTTTTCCAACGTAAGGCTTTTGATTAATGTTGTTTGTAATTTTATAAATATGTCCCATAATTAATCTCCTTTGTTCCTTTCTAATTATAAGTAACAAAATTGACTAATATCTTCATAAAATTGGGGATTTTAAGCAATTTAAAATTTATTTATTTTTGCTCACCCTTAATGGTGTTAAGCCCATAGTTTTTTGAATCGTAGAAATCAATGTAATACGATTCTCTTTCACTTAATTTATCTTTCGGAACCTCCTCCAAAAGCTCAAATAAGAAATTTTCACACCCATCGGCAGCCATAGTTCGATGAAGTTGAGAAGAAGCCAATGTCCCGACGCCAAGTGCTGTTTTGCAATGGTCGGACCATCTTGTCGAAACATTTACAGCCTTTCCAATATATATCTCACCCGTTTTAATACGAGTAATCTTATATATACCACTTCCTTCAATAGCAACTCGCTTACGAAGTTCCGCTAACGGCTTCTGATAGTAACCAGTCCAGATAACTTTGTTAATTGCCTCTGGATGTCTAAGCCTCGGCGCGATTCCTCGTAAGATTTCAACGTCGTCTTTATCGTTTGGGTCAAGTTGAATTCGATAGAAGTCTTGTTGTTCTTCAACTTCTTTTTGTCTACGAATTTCTTCGTTAATGGCAGCGCGCTTACTACGTTCTACTTCTAACTCAGCCTTAATTTGGTCAATTTCTGTCTGCATTTGAGCCTTTTGAGCAATATAGCTATCAACTTGATTATTAAAATCACTATTTGCTTGAAGTTTTTGTTGTTCTAAGGCTTGGTTAATTTCTGTTCGTTTACGTTGTTCGTATTCTGCGGCCGTGCCATCAATTTCTTTCATTTTGCCTTGACGATATAAGTCTAAATCTTGATTAACTTCATTATACCGTTTTTCTTTTTCTCTAAGTAAACTTTCTAACTGACGTAAAATTCCATTAAGTTCAGTTTCACTAACTTTAAAATCAGATTCTAATTTTTCGTGTTTTAGTTGAACTTCTTTTTCATGAAGTGCTATTTCATTTTGTAAATGTTTTTCTTCTTGCTCCCACTCTTCTTTGAAGTAGTCTTTAATTTCATCCTTTCTTAATACTTCAAGTTTGTGTTTATCTATTACTGTTTTTTCTAATGTTTTATTCCGCTTACTTAATATAACTCCTAATATGATTATAATTACAATACTACAAAGAAGAAGGATTAATAATATTTGTTCCATAATAAATCCTCCATCTATTTTCTATTATAATTATATCATATAAGAAATTAATAAGTCAAATTATATCTATATATTATATATATAATTTTTTTTGATTTTTCTCTTTTAATTATAACGGATTTTCTAATGCTTTGTCAAATTTTAAGTCGATTGAAAACTTGCCAATCCTTGTCATTCTTCCATCTATCGGTTGCTCGATATTGTGATTTGAACAAGTCCGCGGCGGTGGTAATTTTATTCAATTCCCAATATGGTATTACATAAATCGGGATGTTGTGAGATAAACAGTAGCTAATTTTGCGTCTATCGCGCTCTTGTTGTGCTTTGAAGTCGCGAAGAGTAGGCTGAAACTTTTTTACTTGTTGGTAATGTTGCTCACCCTGTATTTCTATAATGCAAAAAGACGACCGGCCGCGACGAACACAAAAATCAAAACGATATAATCCATGTTTTAAATCACCAAATCGTTTTTCTCTTTCAAACTTATATCCTGCTTGTTTTAAAAGCTTTATAATTTTTTCTTCACCTTTACTTGCTTTCATATCTAAATCCTCCGTCTATAAAAAGTAGAGAATAATATACCAATCTCTACTTAGTTGTAGAAGAGACGGATTATGTCCATCTTTTAGAAAGGGAGGGAATAAGTATGACATTACATGAAATTATTGTAATAGCCCAAGATGGACTGGTTGGTTTAGTTATTATACTTTTAGGATTAGTTAAAATACCTAAAGTAGATTTGAATTTGTGGACTATCCTGGCTAGAACACTTGGTCGTGCTATGAATGGTGAGTTAGTTGAAAAGGTAAATAAGATTAGTAATGAATTAGAGGCTCATATAAAACGCACGGAAGAAGAGCGAATTAATCAAGTTCGCCAACGTATTATTCGTTTTAGTGATGAGGTTATGTATGATACTGGCCATTCACAAGAACATTACAATGATATACTCGAAGACATAAATAAGTATGAGAAATATTGTAAGTCTCATCCTGATTTTGTAAATAATAAAGCAGTAATGGCTATAGATACAATTAAAGAGGCTTATCAATATTGCGTGGACAACCATGATTTTTTAACTTATACGAAAAAACAGTAGTTAGTGGAGGAGAAGATGCTTTATATAGACGAAGACCAAAATATTTCATTAACAAGGGGAGATACTGGTATTTTTCATATAAATCTCCAATCAAGAGATGGCGAAGCATATACTCCTCAACAAGGAGATAGCCTTCGCTTTGCTTTAGGTAAAAACTGGGGCAGAGATACATTGTTTACTAAACAAATTCCATTGGACACTTGCATTTTAGAAATTGAACCACAAGATACAAAGGAGTTAGAATTTAAGAAGTATAAGTATGATATTGAATTTACTGACTCTTATGGCCATGTATCAACAATTTTATTAGGAGAATTTATCGTAGATAAAGAGGTATACTAATGGCAGGGATTATAGAGAGTGGTCAATTAACAGCGACAATTGGCAGTAATGGGCAATTACAAGGGAATATTGATCAAACGTATACTGTTAGAGGCGATATTACTGTTCCTAAAATAATTGACCATAAATATTATGCAGGTAATGGAATTGTAATTGATGAACAGCATTATATTTCAATTGATGAATTGATAATAGATTGTGGCCAAGGTACCACAGTTTAGGAGGTTGGTATGAGTGCGACAATCGGTGCGAGAATTAAGTTAAAGAGAGAAACTACTCAGTATTGGAATGAAGCATTGGGTTTTATTCCATTGGAAGGTGAATTGATAGTTTATAATGACTATAAGACAATTCAAAAGGAGATTGACGGGGAGTTAAGGAATGTACAAATACCAGCTATTAAAATTGGTGATGGGATGGCATATGTACAAGACCTTCCATTTGTAAATGAAGATTTGAGAGACCAAATCTTGAATCATATTGATAATCCTGACATCCATGTGACGCTTCAGGAAAAACTTTTTTGGAACAATAAGTTGAATGTTAATGACGCGGCCGAGCTAGTAGATGGTGCGTTAATTTTAAATAGAAATTAAGGAGAGATTGAAAATGGCATATGTAGATAATAATACTCCGGTTATTGAAAAGATTACGTTGCCTTCTGGTAATAGTTATTGGATTGCAGACCGTGAGATTAGAGATGTTGTTGATACATTAAGTCAGACTATTGCTGGCGGCGTTTCATATAATGTTGGTTGGGATGGAAGTTCAACCCCAGTAGTTGGAAACATTCCTGCGGGAGTTGAAGTTGTATATCAAGATACGACTTATACAGGTACACTTGCGGCAAATAATGCTGCGCCGGGCGCGTTTTATTTAGTCAAGTCTAGTACACAGACTGATATGGATGTGTATGATGAGTATGTACCGGTTGGCGAAGCTGGAAGTAAGACTTGGGAACTTATTGGTAATACGCAAGCGGATTTGAGTGACCTTGTAACTGCCGTTTCTCTTACAAAGCAGACAGATACAGTAATTGGTACTGATGCGACTTTTACAATTACACAGCCAACAGTAGCATTAGCAACTGATACAACAAGTGGTACGGGTAAGGTTCAGGTTGTAACTGGTATTTCAAGCGCGAGTGCTAGTGGTGATGAGGTTACTGCTGTTACTGGACTTGGCACTCCTTCAACCGATACTTTTTTAAAGGGTGTTAAAGTTACGACACAACCAACCGTTACTTTAACTGCAAATGCACAGACTGATACTGGTAGAATTACTTATGTAGAAAGCCAGGGTACTGCAAGCACTACAAAGTTAAGTGCTAGTGTTAATTTAGGTACTGCTTCTACACAAAGTGCAGTTAAGTCAGTTACCCCAACTACAAAGAAATTAGCTACTACAACAGTTACTGGTGTGAGTGGAAGTACTACTCCTAGTGTAGTTCAAGGTAGAACCTCACAAACAACTGCAACAGGTGAAGCAACCGCAAGTACAACTAACACAGATTGGTTAAAAGGTGTAAGTGTTACTAATAAGGTGCTTACATTTGGTGCTGCTACACCAGCTACACAAACTACATATAGTGCTAATGCGCCAGGAACCATTACTGTTCCTACCGCTGCAAGTAGTGCTACAACAGTTGCAACTGGCGCGACAACAACAACTGGTAGTGGCGCAGATATTGTTACTGATGTAAGTGTTGGTGATACATTTAATGCTGTTACTGGATATGCAAGTCCTACTGCTACAATTGCTAGTGGTTCAACGGGTGATGTTACTGTTGCTACGGGTATTGGCGCTGCTACTACAAAGTATATGAGTGCAAGTGCAAGTGGTACAGCAGTTGGAGCCAATGGAACTGGTAGTGCAATTACAGGAATTACGCCTACTACTGATACTGTTCTTGGTAGTGGTAGTACAGTTACAGTTACACCAACAACTACTTATATTAAGGGCAGTGCATCGGGTGGTAATGTTGCTTGGAATAATAAAGATTCAGTTACGGTATTGAAGAGTACAACTGATGTTGACGTAACAAAAGGTTAATAGATAGATTTACAAGTTGTACGTATTCTGCGCGCGGCCGGTGATGTTTGTGCGTCATCGGCCGTTCTTGTACATACAAGGACGACCGCGCGCAGTATAAGTATGACGAATACGTACAAGGAGTGAAAAGGATATGGCTGATATTAGTCAAGTTAAATTACCGAATGGTGATACATATAATTTAGTCGATGAGACTAGTGGATTTATTACAGGAATTAATTCTACTATGGTAACAAATGCACTTGGATATACTCCATATAATGGAACTACAAATCCAAATGGATATTTAACTCTTGCGACCTTACCAATATATGATGGGACGGTGGAATAGATATGAGTACAACAGTAACATATAAAGGTAGTACTCTTGCTACCGTTAATAACAATACGAAAACGCTGAAGACAGCGGGTAAATATATGGAAGGGGATGTTGTATTGACTGATGTAAGTGGCGGAACCGCTGCTATTTCTGTAGTAGATACGACAGATTCACATGGTGGAACTATTCGAGAGATTACAGCTCTTGATATTTCTGATACAACAGCTGTTGCTTCGGACGTGGCGAGTGGAAAGTATTTTTATACTTCTGCTGGGGTCAAAACCGCCGGTACGGGAAGCGGTGGAAGTGGTGGTTCCGTAACGCAAGACCAAGATGGGTATATCGTACTGCCAAGTACGGGTGGTGGTAGCCCGAGTGTGAGCGGTCTTGTATATGAAACAGGAACGTGGACACCGAGTGAGGATGTTTATACGTACACAATTCCGTTTGCAAATGTACATACAGAAGCACCGTTTTATTACCTTGTGTCTGATGAAACAGGCACATACTCTGGTGTAACAGGAACGGCTTATCTTACGGTCTATTTCAATTACCATCAACTTTGGGGTGCAAGTTTTGACGTGAATGATAGTGGGACTTACAACTATGGAGACGTAAGACTGCGCTATAGGAGTTCAGCAACAGCGATATCAAATTCAAACTTTCCGCTGACGAAATCATACACAGACTCATCGAATACAAGCACATCTGACTCTCGCTATTATGCAACAGAAACAGGCATTTTGGCCTTCGGAAATGGTCGCTATTGGCGTTCTGGTCGTACCTACAAATGGATAGCGGTATGGGCGCCAACAACATAGGAGGATAGCATGAGATACTACAAAAACATCAAGGATGGCTACATAACCGCAATCGGCACAGGCGGCGGCGGTATAGAGATAACTGAAGCAGAACATGATGCTATTATGGCGGTCATTCAGCAGAAACCAGCGTGGGAGAACAACACGGATTATCATCTTAAGACCGACCTTACTTGGGAACCGTATGAGCGTATACCCGAAGAGCCATCTGACGAGATAGATGCTGAAGAAGCTCTCGAAATACTGACAGGGGGTGCGGAATGATAACGAGAACAAAGGTGAATACTTTGAGAAGTTTGATTGAAAAATCTGCAACTTCACTTGATGATGAAGATGCGCTTAAGGGCGCCGAGCTATTTCCAAAATGGGCAGAGAGCGAGGTGTATGAGATTGGTGATAGAGTGCGTTATGAGGATATATTGTACAAATGCCTTATAGCTCACACGTCACAGTCAGACTGGATACCGATAGATGCACCATCGTTGTGGGTAAGAGTGTTGATACCCGACCCTGAAGTCATACCCGAATGGGAACAGCCTGACAGCACAAATCCGTACATGAAGGGCGATAAGGTTAGACACATCGATAAGGTATGGGTGTCTGACATCGACTACAACGTATACGAACCGCCTACGATGTGGAGCGAGGTGATTTGATGGCATTAGATACATTAGAAATATTTGGTGTTGAATACACCAACGTGGCTGGCATAATCGCCACTAACAACAATAATGCTAATTCAACTTATATTCGTCCACAAGGAACAAAAACCATTAATAATAATGGAAGTAATATAGATGTAGCCAATTATGCAACATTGAATGTAAGTGTGACTAGTCCTACTCTTCATACGATACATTTAGAATTTTCAGATGAAACGGATACTGATATTAATGTGTATTATAATGATAGTTTTTTTGGAACTGCAATAACTGCATATGAGCCATCTACATGGACATATAATAATAAGACTGTCTATGTTGCACAATTGGATAATGTGACTTGGTATGATGTAACTCCTTCAACAGAGACTTGGGAGACTATTTATGATAGTAATTTAGACTTTTATTATGAAAGTAATGGCGATTATCCATATTGCTGGATAAGTGGTCTTGGAGATACATATCCAATAATTTTAGGTTCTGTATGGAGAGTTACGTATAATAATGTTCAATATAGACTTGTTTGTAATGTTGTTGACGCTGGCGCCGGCGTTATTGGAAATCCAAAATATTCTGGTGGAACTGATGATGGCTCAGATGTACCATTATGTTTTGTATCTCCATTTTATGGCGCATGGACGGGTGAAATTGATGTTCCTAATACAAATACAACTGTTCCAATGAAAATAGAAAAATTAGTTACATAATGAGGTGAGATATGTCAGAAATATTAACAATATTTGGAACTCAATATACTGGAGTTACCGGTATTAAAGCTACTAATAGTAGTAATCAAACCTTAACATATATAATACCACAAGGAAATATATCTATAACTAGTAATAGTAATAATATAGATGTAACTAATTATGCAACTGCGAGTGTTAGTGTTGGTAGCGGATTACCAACACAACATGCGGTTCATTTGGAATTTACTGATAATACAGATATAGATATTAGCGCATATTATAGCAACAGTTTAATTGGTACTATAATTACGGCTTATACACCAACAACTTATAATAATAAAACTGTTAATACAGCAGAATTAGATAGTGTTGAATGGTATGAAAGACCTAATGTAACTTGGGAAACCGTTTATGATGCAAATACACAGTTTGAAGCTGAGTCAGATGATTCATATGCATATATAACTTCTCTTTCAAATATTAGTATAACTGAAGGTTCTATGTGGCGTGTCACATGGGGCAATGAAACAAAAATACATACTGCTGTTTATGGAGAACCTTTTTCTGGTGAAAGTGCAAAATGGCATATAAATAGTATGACGGATGGAACAAATGGTATTTATGTCATAACACCATTTACTTCTTCGGCTTGGTTATTTATTGATTTTAATGATTTTTCACGACATACGAATTATGTAAAACTCGAACGAGGAATAACATCATAAGGAGGTGACTCATGGCAATAAGTAAAATCATATTAAACGGGGTCACCCAGATGGACTTAACTCAGGACACGGTAGCCACCAACAATCTTCTGCAAAGCTACACCGCGCATGGAGCTGATGGGTTGTCTATAACGGGTACAGCTACAGCTGGTATTGATATACCCGTGTTTACATTTCGATTTGATTCGAATTACAATATTCTGTCGGCAAGCTGTAACAAAACATTTGCTCAATGTTATGCACGAAAGACTGATGAGTATAGTAACGCCGCTCTTTATCAGGCAACATATGATGTTGACACCGACCCGTGGGCAGATGAACATTCGCTTGTTATAAGGAGCGCAAATAGCAATCAGATTGTGTATACACTTTTTTACGAAGCTTTTCCTGCGGTAGATATAACATATAGTAGTAATGGGCAAATTGATTATACAAGCTCATCATCAGCTAACTTAACACTTAATGTAACAAGTAATGGTGATTATTATCCAAGTAACGGTGTATACACAGAAGTTCATGTTTCAGTATCGAGCGGTTCACCAACAATTCAGTCGTTAAATATAACTCCAAGTGAAACTGCACAAACATTTAATGCATCTGGTGTAGATGGATATAAGCCAGTTACAGTTGATGCAATTAGTTCAACTTATATAGGTAGTGGAATTGCAAGGAAAAGCTCAACCGATTTAACTGCTTCAGGTGCTACCGTGACTGCTCCAGCAGGTTACTATGCGGAAGCCGCGTCTAAATCGGTCTCTTCCATGACACTTCCAACTGCCGCAGCTTCATCTGCTACGTCAGGTTATACTTCTAAAGCAACAATTGGACGTAGTACCGCGGCCCAGTATATAAATATACCACCTGGTTATAATAGTACTGGGGCATACTATGTAATCAGTGCAGTAGCCAATGGTTCAGCTACCGCGCCGGCATCAATCAGTGGCACGGCCGCGAGTATCAGTACAGGAACCAATACATTAACACTTACAAAGACAATTAGTGTGACACCGACAGTTAGTGCGGGATATGTGAGCAGTGGAACAGCTGGTAATAGTTCGGTTAGCTTAACCGCTTCTGTTACAACTAAGGCCGCAGCCACAATAACTCCTACAACTACAAATCAAACAATTGCAGCCGGCACATATCTCACTGGTACTCAAACAATTGCGGGAGATGCTGACTTAGTAGCTTCCAATATTGTAAGTGGCGTACAAATTTTCGGAGTTACTGGAAACGTTGTTCTTCAAAACTACTATACAGGCTCATCTGCTCCTTCTTCCTCAACAGGAAGTAATGGAGATTTATATCTTCAAACATAGGGGGTGGATTAAATGGCTTCAATTACATTAGTTGCTTCTGGTAATACTGGATTAACTGGTATGACAATATCTGGGTCATATCCTATAACAAATGCATATGATAGTAGTAGTGATACTTCAAGTTATGCAAGATATTCAATTAGTACATCTACAACTGGATATGTATATTTAACTTATGATACATCGGATATACCTCCAACCGCAACAATTCAAAGTGTTGCTGCTAAAGCGAGACTTCGTATTTCAAATACATCAAGAGTTACAAATAGAGTTTGTCAATTATATACAGGGACAACTGCAAAAGGTTCAAACACAGATTTTTCATCTACTTCTAGTGGCGGCGCCCTTATAAATCTTTCAACCGGAACGTCGTGGACTCGTTCAGAATTGAATGATTTAAGAATGAGAATTGGTGGTACTGGTTCTTCTTCTACATCAAGTAAATATATTTATATTTATGGTACTGAAATTACAATTACTTATACCGCAGAAAGTAGAACAGTTACCACAACTTTAAATGGTAATGGCACTATTGACCCAAGTGGTACACAAACGATGTACGATGGAGAAACCTATAATTTAATAATTGTTCCTACTGATGAAAATGCTAGTGTAACTGCTACTAATAATGGTTCAAATATTACTTTAACCGCACATACTGGTTCTGAAAGTATATCAGCTACTGCAGATTCTTTAACCACTGGTTTCTCTGGTGGCTCAAATATGGCATTTTATACATCATCATCATCTACTGGTCATAACTTTGACTATGCGATTGGTCACACCGCGGCGAGTCCTGGTTCAACCAGTTCTGGTTCTGGTTCATGGACATATGTAAAAGAAAATGGAAGTTCTACCAATAATACTGGATATGTAGATTTTTCGTTTGATTTTAGTTCAATACCACCTGGTTCTACTATTAATTCAGTAACTGTACAGTGTTATGGAGCAACAGAAAGCACTTCTGAATCAACAGCACATTCTGAAATTACCTTATATAGTGGGGCAACTTTAAAAAGTACATCGCAGAAATTTACAAGTACATCAAATAGTACAATTACAATTTCTTCTCCTGGTACTTGGACAAGAGATGAATTACAATCAGCAAAGTTACGATTTGTGGTAGGCTATTATGGTGGTCATATTTTTGGTATTACTTGGACAGTTAGTTATACTCCTCCAAAATATTATACATATAGTTATACAGTTAGTGGTGATGCTACAATTGCAGTAGTGATTGGTGGTGGTGGTTCACAACCAAAATTTTATATAAAAATTAATGGTACATGGACACAAGTTTCAAAAATATATAAAAAAGTAAATGGTAGTTGGGTTGAACAATCAAGTTCAACTTGGTCTACTTTATTCGATACAAATACAAATTATCGAAAGATGAATTAGTTGTCTGAATAAATGAAGACGACTCTAATAAAATCCACTTAATCTATGAGATTAAGTGGTTTTTTATTGACCAAAAGGAGAAATTGAAATGGAGCAAAGGGGAGATTTTATCGGTTTCAGTTTTGCAGGAATACATTCTTCAACTTTAAATATCATTCGTACAAGCGATGGTGATAGATTTGATGAGAACTTAATTCCTGATGTTAAAGATATAACTGCTGAAATTCCTGGCATGGATGGGGAATATTATTTTGGCAGTACATATGGAAATCGTACTTTTGATATATCAATTGCTTACGACCATATGACAGAAAGTGATATTAGAAGATTAAGACAAGTCTTTGGACGCAAACAAATTGGAGAACTAATTTTTGATGAGCGTCCTTATAAAAAATATATGGTAAAAATTGAAAGCCCAATTGAACTATCTTATGTCTGTTTCGATGAGCCAAAGAAAGAGCTTGTTGATTTTAACGGAATTTATGGTGAGACGCAGGTGCCGCGCGCGGTCACAGGAAAGCAGCGTGTGTATAAGGGCGAGGGAAAAATTTCTTTTATAGCATATTTTCCTTTTGCTAAGTCTTGCTTTAAAGTTCTTGATACAGATGAATTAAAAGATAGTAGTTGGGCCGTTTCGAGTGGAATTTTAACAAGTGAAGCTTATGCGAATATAGATACATATAATACTCAAGATGGTACTATTAATATATATAATGCTGGTGATGTTCCGACCGGATTTAGACTATATGTACCTGGAACAGCAAATGAAAATCCATCTAGTGTAACAATTGATAATTTTTCGTTGTCATATACACCGGCCGCGGGAAGTACGAGTACATCTGCATTAGTAGTGAATTCAATGGAATTAAAAGATAATGATATTGGAATATTAATTGACACTAATGTTGGTTTAATCGTTGGTGTTCAGTCAATTGGCTATAATCAAGACATGAATAGACAGATTGTAACTTCTGGAAACCTATATAATGAATATATAAATAGTGGTTATTTCTTTAAGTTACAGCCAAATCTATTAATTGATAATGCCACTTTACAAATTACTGGAGGAAAAGAAGGTATAGAAATCTTTTATGACTATCTATACTTCTAGGAGGTTTAAATGAGTGGACTATTAATAAAACCATATGAAATTTCTGTCTGGGAAGATAGACTCACTCAAATTGCAGGCTCTGACCCAGTAGAATATAAATTTGAGGAAAAGAAATTAGCAATTATTGGTTCAAATACAATGGATAGTCCAAATAAAGTATATGAACCAGTATTTAATAAAAAATCTAATGGTGAAAAAAGTTTAACTTTCTCATTAAAATACAAATATTTTGACCCATATAGTGGTAATGAGGAAGTTATCAATCCTTTTGCACCATTACTTATAAATGAGCGTAAAATTAAACTTAAATATGATGACCAGTGGTATGAATTTATAATTAAAGAGCATACAGAGTCAAGTGATGGTTTAATTTGGACTTATACTTGTACAGATGCTTTTGTTCTTGAGCTTTCAAAAAATGGCTATGATTTAACTTTTGACTCTGAATTAAACAATAATCAAGGTACTGCTAGAGAACTTGCGGCGAAAGTATTAGAAGGAACCGATTGGAAACTGGGCGGTGCAGAAATCGAAAAACAAAAGATAGCAGAGCCTATTTATAGAGCTACTTTGTCTAGCGTGTCAGGAATTACAATTGTTAATGCGAGTGGTAATGAAGAGTCGGTTCCTACAGCTGGGTCAAGTATATATGTATTTTATAGCCATGTGGCCAATAAGAATGGAAAATTTGTACAATTTATTGCGCGCCATGACAATGAGCCATATGTAGTTGACGACAATAATGTCATAATGGCTACTAATTTTAGAATTACTACTGATTTAACATATGATGAAACCAATAGGGTATTTAAGAATGGTAATGTTAATATTATAAGTCTTGGAGAAATAGAAACTCAATATCAAGCTTACAGATTAACCTACAATATACTCACCACATATGACCCAGTAATGAAGCGCACCGTAGAAAAGTATAAATATGGTGGACATGAAATTTATTCTTATAAAGATAATACATATGTAACTTCAAATGTAATTACAAATTATTTTACTAATGGAGATAATTTTAATGCATTTGAAGATGGGTCAGTACAAGGGTGGGACCCATATGTTGCGCGTAGCTCTGGCGCTAGTGCAATTCAGCCTTTAGAACTTGTTACTAGACCCGTTTTAAGTAGTGATGAAAATTTAATTGCTCTTGAATCTATTTCTGGAGTTGAAGGATTTTTAAAAGTTAAATTTCCTGGTTTAGGTTCTGGTGACCCTAGTAATAGTTCTAATTATTTAAAAAATGCAATTTATAATAGCGGTTTTAAAGATAATATTTCATCCATAGGTTCAATTGCTAAAGGACAAGAATTCGTTTTACGCTATCGCGCGGGCGCGGGACCTAATCTTCAAAGTTTATATAATGCATATGACCTGCGCGCGGTTGTAGCTAGATATACAGAGGCAACCTCTGGTGATTATTCTATTAAGACTATTGACCCTAATAATATTATTTTATTATTTAATGGTGATAACAATAATAGACATCAACGAAATAATATCATTAATACTGGTATTATGACTCTTTATGAGAATTCTACTAATGGCAAAAGTTATATAATTGATGGAGTAGTACAAACTCCTTCAAGTAAATATATATACATAGATAAAAATAATAATAAAACATATGTGTGGAGCCTTTGGGAAGAAGTATATATTGATGTAACTTCTCCAGAAAAGTTTGATGAAAAAGTTTTACCATATTATTATTGGACCGCCACAGCAAACAAATCCGTTTCTAATAAGGTTTTAACTGACCCAAGCACAAAAATTGGATTATTTGTTTATGCAGTTGGAAGACCAGTAGGACAATCATCTACATCAACATTAAACAATCCATATTATATTAATGATATTCAACTATTTCCACTAGTGCGCGATGCTAATAATAACATTGTTACCATAGGAAATGCTCCAGAAGCTACAACTCATACGCGAACTTATTACTATGAAAAACCGGACCCAAGTAAAGAAGAAGCGGATGTAGAATTATACACAACATTAGATGCTTTAAGAGAGGCTAAAAATTGGGGGAGTCTTCCAGTTCCTGTATATAATGAAGATTCTGAAAAGATTTTATCAATTAGTGAATCAAAATCTAATTGTTTTAGTATACTACAAACAATTAGTGAGACTTTTGAATGTTGGGTTGAATTACAAGTTGAGCATGATAGCAACGGTGCAATTATATTCGATGGTGACTCGCCGCGGAAATACGTATATTTAAAACAATATGCTGGTAAAAATAATTATGCTGGCTTTAAATATGGAATTAACTTAGATACAATCGAACGAACAGTTAATTCAGATGAAATAGTAACAAAATTAATTGTTAATCAGACTCAAAATGATTGTGTTCCAGAAGGATACGTTTCAATTCAAAATGCCCCTTCTAACCCAAGTAAAGAATCATACATTTTGAATTTTGATTACTACTTAAAGCAAGGACTAATTCCAGATAGAGAAAATTATCAAAAAGATTTAAATGCTTTTTATGAGGATGTCCGAGAAAGAAATGAAGAAATTTCTGGATTACAAAAGCAACGTAATGAACTAGAAGCAGCAGTGACTGAACTCGGTAGTAAAAGAAATGTATATGCAGAGTTAATTAATGCTGCTAATAAGAGTAGAAACGAAGCATTAAAAGATTTTGAATCATTAACAGGTCAAACCTATACCAATTATCGTAATAGTCATCCTTATTTAGAGGATAAATATACAGATGAAGATACTGTATTAGATACGCTTGGTACTATATATAGTAGTTCTTCAGTGATTAATAACTATAGTGGATTATTATCTACGATAGAGAGTGAGTATGTAGCAACAAGAGAAAAGTTAAAAGGCTCAGAAAGTTTCAGGCTTACTATTTATACAGATAGAGACTCGCATAATAATCGTCATGTTATAATACGAATGAGTGACTATCTCGTTGGAACGCAGCTTCAAATAAATGAAGAAGATGAGGAAAGAGAAGAGGATAGAATTACAACTATAACCATAGGTGAAAATGAGAAAGATTTTGATATAGAAACTGGTGCAACATTTTTAGAAATTACTTCAGTGCCTGAGCATTATGAAGTTAAACATAAAGAAGAAACAGAATCTCTTCCAGTACGTATAGATATAAAAGATAATGAAATCATTACTTATAGAATTGTTTCTACTACTGGAAAAACTGGCGTCATTGATGAAATAGAAGCCAAAATTGAAGAAAAGAAAGAATATGTTAACAACTTCAATAATAAATATTCTCGTTTCATTCAAGAAGGAACTTGGGAATCTTCTGACTATATAGATTCAGAACTATACTATCTCGATGCATTACAAGTTAGTAATACTTCCGCCCATCCTGCTGTGTCCTATTCAATCAATGTAGTTGAAATAAGTCAATTAGAAGGATTTGAATGGTATACATTCGATGCTGGTGACAAAACATATATTGAAGATATAGAGTTCTTTGGTTGGGCGAATAAAAATGGTGTTCTAACACCGGCGCGCGAAGAAGTAATTGTAGCTGAGGTCGAGTGGCATCTTGATGAGCCTGACCAGAATACAATAACAGTTCAAAACTATAAAACTCAGTTTGAAGATTTTTTCCAGCGCGTTGGCGCGGCCGTTCAAACTGTTCAATATAATGAAGCAACCTATGCAAAAATTGATTCAATTATCAATCCAGATGGAACAATTAATCAAAATGTATTAATTAGTTCTCTTAATCGTTTAAATGGTCAAGAATATAATTTGACAAGTGATGGTTCTGTAAAGGTTATAGGTGACGCCATAATAATTACAGACCTTACCAACCCATTAAATAATGTTAAGGTTAATAGTTTAGGATTAAGTATTTCTTCAGATGGGGGAAACAGTTGGCGTACAGTTATTGATGGGCAAGGCATTGATATAGGCGCGGTACGAACAGGTAAACTCAATACTGATTTGGTTATAATTGGAAGTGATGAGAATCCGAATTTTAGATGGGACAGGTCTGGTATTAGTGCTTATAAAACTAATCCTACTACAGAGGCAACTGAATTAAATACCTATGTTCGTTATGACCAGTACGGATTATATGGAATTAAGAACAATACTTCTTTTAAAGCACAAAGTGTTGAAGACGTAAAAGATAAAGCGCATTTCGCTGTTACATGGGATGGGTTCTTTATTAAAAATTCATATGAAGATGGCGGTCGTGTGAGCATTACTTCTGATAATGATTTTCAAGTTATTGATGGAAGTGATACAGAAAGAATTAAAATTGGTTCACTTGGTATTGACCAAATAACTGGTGACCGCATATATGGAATTAGTATTAAAGACAAAAATGGTAATTCTGTTTTAAGTACTAATAATGATGGTGATTTAACTATTAGTGGCACTATTTATGCAAATGCTGGTGAAATTGGTGGCATGAGCGTAGACAATGATAAAATGACTATGAGATATATAGTCTTTGAACCAGAAGATGGTATCTATTCTACCTATCCAAATTTACCAGACCAAGTCGTTGATAGTTCTATAAGCGCTCGACCATTTTGGATTTCTGATACTGATGGTAGCGCAGTATTTAATAATGTTACTGTAAGAGGTTCAATTAAAACGAGCGTATTTGAATATGAAGAAATTCAGGCTGTAGGCGGAGCTTTTTTATTTAGACCTTCAAGCTCCATTCGCTCAGTAGTGCGCGATGGTAATGATTTGATTTTTACAGTAGAAAAATTAGGTTTATTTAAAGAAGGTTCGTGGTTAAAAGTTAGTAATTATTCTAGTGAAACTGCGGGTGATACAGTAGAACCAGATGAATTAAATGGGTTTGGCTTAACTTATATTTATCCAATACCGGTTGGAGGAATTAATGAACGTCAAATTAGACTTACTGGTGCGGCCGCGATAATAGACAATAATGTAACTACTTTAAATGATTTGTGCGGCGGTTCATTGATAGATATGGGTAATCAAGCCGGCACTAAGAACTATGGTATAGGAATTAATAGTTCTGATGGTTTTATAAATTTACCACCGCGCGCGATAAGTTTATTTGAAACTGTTATTTATCCAAATCAAAACCCAAAGGTTTCATATATATATAGAAGTATACTTGGTACTTTACCAGATGAAAGAACAAATAATTTAAGTGTAAATAGTAGTATCTATTCTAATATGAGAGGTACTCAAGGTATTTATACTGATAATATGTATATTGGTGATTCAAGTAAATATATAGCTTTTTATGAAGACGGAAGTGGTAATAAGCAATTAGTAATTAAAGCTAATCGACTTGTCTTTGCAATAACAGACCCTGAAACACATGAACCTACAGGAGAATGGGGCGATGTTAGTGAAATTGGAGCTGATTTAAAAGACGGGGAAAATGCTATTGATGTTCGAATTGACTCAAATTTGGGTAATTTTATCTTAAGTACAGATACTACTATTACTTTAACTTGTACTGTATATAGCGGTACACAAGATGTAACTAGTCAAGTAATAACTTTTACTTGGACAAAAAAGAATCAAGATGGAACCATTGATGCAAATTGGATACCAACTTTAGCCTCTATGGATGGACGCTCAATACTTGTAGATGCTTCAGATATTCAGGCAAAAGCAATTTTTATTTGTACAGTGGAATTTTAGGAGGAAAAGAAATGGCAACAACAAGCTATGGTTCTATAACTATTGTTGATGTAACAGATATAGGAGAATTTAGTTTATATCCAACTTGTGATTTGCCTTTATCGGTTGTATATTCACCAGATGATAATGAGTATACTCCAGACTGGGGCAGGCAAGAAAATAACGTATATGTAAATGCTTTACATTTAACACCAGTTGTATATTATGCTGGTAACGCTTTATCACTTAATGCAAGTGGATTAAGTATTACTTGGACTAGAAAAGTTGATACTGGCGCAGCAGGAGCAATTTCTTCTTCTAGAGGAGAAACTGTTAGTAATGGAGTATTAACTGTTAATCAAAATCAGTTTGATACAAATATGGCTATGTTAACCTATATTTGCTCTGCTACTTATTTAGAGCCAGACACTCAAAGACCTTTAACGGCTCAAGGACAAATTACTTTTAGCTTAGTTAAACAAGCGGCGACTTTAAAGAGATGTAGTATTATTGGAGAAAGTGCATTTAAATATGCTTCTAATCAGACAAGTTTTACTCCAGCATCTATTACCCTGACAGCTTTAATCAGTGGTGCGGATTTAACTAATGGTAATTGGCAATATAAAAATTCAAGTGGCAACTGGGTTAATTTTAGTACAAGTACTGATAATCCAACTATTAATAGTACTACTATTGTTATTAAACCGAGTATTAGTGGATTATTTAATGATAGAATTGCTACTATTAGAAAGTTATGTTCTGATTATGTAGATGAAAATAGTCCTGGGACTTACGACATTCATACAATTGTACAATTATATGATGGCGCATCTGCCGATGCGACAACTGCAGCGATTTTAGACAATGAAGACCAGATGATTCCTTGTGACTCAAGTAATAATCCAACCATTGATTTAAGTAATGTATATACAACTTTTAGTATTTTAGAAGAAGGTAGCTTAGCTTCTGGTTGGACTTATGTTACTCCTACCACAAGTCCAGCAAATACTATTACGGGTAACTGGAATTCATCTACTCGTACTTGGACATTATCTACTTGGACTGGAAGTAGTGACGTAGCTAGTGTTACTTTTAGGGCTACAAAAACAGGTAAAAATGATTTAGTTAAATATTTGCAGTTAACTAAAATTAGAACTGGTCAAGACGGTACTTCACCAGAATATTATGAATTAATATGTTCTGCAGTAGCGACCAATAGAACAACTCCTGGCAATGTATATTCACCAAGTACTTTATCGTTTAGTGCAAATAGAATAGTTGGTTCAACCAAAACTCCTTATCAAGGATATATTGCAATTTATGAGAATAGTACTACTGGAACAAATCGCGGCGGTGCGATGACTGATGCAAGTACTCCTGTTACATATACTCCAAGTGGAAGTACTTTAAGTTATTTAACTGTTTATTTGTATCAAACTGGTGGTGGTGGTGACATATTAGATAGACAGACAGTGGTTGTTACTTCTGATGGTGCACAAGGTGAACAAGGTGAGGGTGCTTTAAATGTTGTTCTTGGTAATGTGCATGAGGGAATCTCTTGTACAAGTGGTGGAACAACAAAAGCACAAACAACAGTAACAATTCCTTTTACTGGTTATAAAGGTACCACTCGTCAAGCTTGTTCTATTACTTCAGCGAATATTACTGGAAGGCCAACGGGATGCACTGTAGGAACTATTACAAATGATAATGGAACAACTTCTGGTTCAATTCAATTAGTGTTTGCTAATAATTCTACATTGGGTGGAAGCAATGGTGGTGAAATTACTTTAACATTTACTATAGATGGTACTTCTGTGCCAATGAAATTTTCATGGTCTAAGAATTTTGCAGGAACAGATGCAGACCCTGTAATTACTTTCCAATGTTATGGTAAAAATGGAGATGTAATTTATAATAATTCAAATACAGTTATTTTAACATCTCAATTATTAGAAGGGGCCACTGAAAAGACTGCTACATCATATACATGGACACAATGGGGTGGAACTAATTACACCATTTCAAGAGGTACAACTAAAGAATTAACTATAGACCCAAGTTG